TACTTCGTAGTCCTAGTGTGTATGACATTCTTGTGTCTCCTTACCTTAATTCTGCCCATATCTTCAATAAACCCCCGGTTGCTTTGTAGTAGTGGGTATCGGGGACCATTATTTGCGAAGATTTTTCGTCTCCAATGTTACCGAATCCAGCCAGTGCGCCGACCGTAACCCATGCAGAGTTATCGGTGGATACCTGAAAGTTATATCTGATAGTTGACCCGGTGCAAATTGAAACCATAATAGGCCTTCCAGTTGTATTTCGGTAAGAAGTACCCACAGCTCTTGAGGCAGACATATCTTGCCAAGTCTGACCTACACCAATAGGAGCTTGCGTGTTAGCAATTACAGAGGCTTTAACTTTAGCTGGTGACACAAGGCTCTCAGTAGTACCTGTGCCAGTTTGCCACGTACTTCCCGATTGATCCCCAATAATACCCGTCTGACTTCCAGCAGAGTTTACTACTTGTGTGTCATCAAAAATACGGAAAGCATCTGATGATTGGTCGAAGTAGCCAATGCTAATCCAGTCTCCCCCAGCCTCCGCTTTTAACTTGAGGATGTGGCTAGTGGTGTCGTACCAAAGCATATTATTGAGACTATTTGGTGGTTCAGTCGCCCCACTGTTAGTGCTTCCAAGTGCTGCTAAAGCATCATTTATGTTGGTTCTAGTAGCTGACGCCGTGGCGTTTGGTATGACAATTACTCGTGCGGTCATTAGTATTATCCTTTAGTATTCAACTGTAGCACTAAGTGCAGATACAACTGGAGTGAAGTTTGTGTTAGTGCTACTTAAGGTAGCTTTAAAGCGGAGGGCTCTGCCAACTAAAATAGCACCATTGGCAGGAACATAGCTACCCCAAGTTGGAGAACCGGCAGGATCATCTGGTGTGGCTGATACATACACTGTAATAGATACATCACCAAAAGCAGCGTCCTCATCGGTCCAAGTATCAAAGTTACCGGGCCATGTATCAAAGTTCTGAGGGATGTTGTCCCACAGTAGTGTGCCATTGTCATAACCACGGGTAAATGTGCGTACACCTGTTACACGAGAGTTACGAGACGAGCCTGTGTCAATATAATTGCTGAACAGATATTCACCTGTCGGACTAGCAGCAGAAGTATTGTCTATCTCTAAATTACTGGAGATTACCGTAGTGTTAGTCTTCGCTCCAGAAAATGCTGGGTTTTCGGTTTGAGTGTCCGTTTCACCTAGCTCAGGCAACTCAGTGGCAAGAACTACAACTGAGGTCACGTTTTCACTAAAGTTGTCTTCCTTGTCATAAGCCCTAATCAAGAATGTACCCGACCTAGCTGGCAATGCAGCGGAAGTTGCCGGTCTAGCAATCTTCTGAACGACCGTACTAGAGTTACCCCAAGTAGCCCCTGCGGTATTAGAGTTGTGCTTTATCTCATAGTGACTCAAGTCAGCATCAGGAACAGGGGTCCACGATAGAAATAATGTACCTCCAGATAACTCTTGTGTTAAGGAAGTTACATCAGAAGGATCACCAATGAAAGCATTAATTGCCACACCTAATGTAAAGGTAAATTGACCCTTGACCCCAAAAGTATTTACAGCCCTAGCCCTAAAGTCGTATGCAGAAACTTCTAGGTCTCTAACCTTAAATTCACCCAACTGACCCTGACCAAAGGAGGAGTAAGTTGTTTCAGAAGATAGCTTGTACTCTACTTCTACGTGGTCAACTGCCTCTGATCGGCCTGATGTAACTGTAGCGACAGCAATGTTAGATACCTTTTGATTGCTAACTTGAGCCGTAGCAATCACAGATAGACCCAACGAAGGAACATCAAACGGTGATAGAAGTGTTGTGTTATCCCTCTCGTAACCGACACCATCATCAAACTCATCAAAGACACTCTCAGCAGTCTCACGTAGTGTTAAATCCACCTGTAGGTCAAGCCCGTTAGTAAGACCAAAGTTCCAAGCTAATACCTGAAACTCTTTATTAGACCAACCAAAACGGGTGTTAGTTAAACGAACATTATCCCCCACTTGAACCTTCATAGCCATAAGACCAAAGGAAGCGTTAACTGTTAACTGTTGTCTGTTTCCCTCTAAGGAAATCCTAGCTATACGACGAGCTTCAATACTGTTGTCAGTGAACGGAAGGTCTACATCAGCTACAGACTCTTGACCTTTATCTGCACTAAGAAAGGCTGCACTACCTACTTGCGGGTAGTCCGTTGTCTGCCAGTTACTCTCTTCACCACGGAATGTACCCTTAACGGTGTTAAAGTTATTCCTACGAGAGTTACGTGTAGATACGCTGATACCAGAGCGAAGGTCATCTTCGTCAAGGTCTAATACAGGTGCAGTCCAATAGGCTGGTTTCATTCTCCATCTACCCTGAGCATACCACAAGCTACCATCCATAGAGGTAAGTATAGCGTTAATCATGTCGTAAGGAGTAGAGGCTGTAGTGAAAGCACCATTACAAGTGTAACGAGTAGTACCAGCAATTGTGTTAGTCTGGTCACATACGTTAGCAGCAGCAATAACTAGGGTGTCGTCTATGTTAGCAGTCTCTTCAGCTATGCCATAAGAAGATGTAAGGTAGTCCCTCAAGCATAAAGCTGGGTTATCTGACCATGCTGTAGTGGATGTACGAGGGTCATATACCTTCTTACCGCTAATGACACTGGTTATCTCAGGAATACCGTTAGGAAAAGCATCAGCATCAAACTGTAGGCGTATGTACATATAAGCAATGCCACGTAGCCTGTGTTGATCTGTCCAATGTTCAGATTCATCTACGAGGAAGGTGTCTGCTGTTTGATCTGAGGCACCAAGGTGTGGTTTAATACGAACCTTACCATTGTATTGACTGGGGGATGTGACGTTACCATCACCATCTAGTGTGACAACCTCATCGTTAATATAGATTTCATCAAAGGCTTGTATCTCATGTCCAGCGACAGCAATAATACGGTGTAGATACTTATTGTTAGTACCTGTAGCTTCGTCGTATATACGAGCGCCACCAACACGCATCTTACCATAGATGATCTGGTGGTCTAGTGCTGTGCCAATAGCTGTAGTTTGATAGCCACGGTTAGAACCACCAAAGGAAGGCTTAGGCATCAGTGCTCTCATGGCTGCGCCAAGGACTACATGAGTTACAAGGCCTACAAGAAAGGCACTTGAGGCAACAGTAAGACCTATTGCAGCCCCAAACGATGAGGCAATAACACCTGCACCAATAGCACTAAAGACAACCATATTATAATACCTTCTCGTACTTAGTTTCTACCTCATGGTATCCCATGCGAGTAAGAAAGTTTCCTATAGGGCTTTTTGCAGATGAAGACGCCAGCACTCTATATATGCCATCTTCTTTCATGCAGGTTTCTACAAACTTAAACAACCGTTTACCTACTGTAGACTTTCTGTAATCCTTGTGGACATATACTGCATCGTAGACACCCATCAGTTCATGTTTAGTTGTCAAAGGTGACACAACAATAACTACAAAGTAACCAATCAACAGTTCATCTTTTCTAGCGGTAAAGAACTTAAGTTGTCCCGCATCCTCTAGTCTGTTGTATGAGTCCCAATCTATGTGGAGTTCCTGTGTTGGGTGTCCAGATTCTTCCCACTCTAATATAGCTAGTGGTGTTACTTCATCTTCAGATTGACTTAAGAACTCTTGTCTATAATCAACCATTAGAGGCTCTACCCCACGGTATTTTCTTATCTTGTAGGTCTTCAATGAATTCTAGCCCAAGGTCACCGGGGTAAGCTACCTTCTGATAACCAGAGGTGAACCTAGCAACTCTAGCCCTCTCCAAGTCAATCAGTTTGTTCTCCACCATAAGCTGAATGGTAGATGTCTCAGCACCCTCTTCAATATTCATCTGATCCATGTAACCTGAGAATATTTGATTTAAGGATGTCGTAACCCCAGTTCCAAAGTATATGTTACACACACGGCCTTGGTATTGTTGATTGAGTGCTAAAGACAACGTATTAGATGGCACACCACTTAGAGTAATACTTGCTCCCTTAACAGCCATCTCTGAGGTTTCTTCAACGGAGGATATATTAAGTAGATTACCCAAACCTACCCACTCAGTTCCATCAGGCAAAGTTAAAGTTCCTTGCCCAGTCCACATGCGTAATACGTTAAGTCCATCAAACAATAGCTCAACGGCAAAGAACGGGTAGACTGTATCAGCAGAAATGTCGGTTATTGTTTGAGTTGTCAGGGCTCTTGACATTGTACTTCCTTATATCACAGCTTCGACAGCTTCAAACGAGATGCCATATGTTGACGCATTGTTTATCGACCATGAGGTTACATTAGTTGAGAGCCTGAAGACACCCTTAGGGGAATCAAAGGTTACAGCAGAGCTTATGTAAGTGCTCCTAAGTGAAGGCCAAATCTCTAGAGTGCCATTTCCGCTTTGATCTAAGAGTACCTGATGTAGTTTAGCTGATGAACCTGACCCAAGCTGAATGTAGTCTCCAGCCTTCAGTGTGCCAGTCATAACGACCGCAGCTGAGTCACCCCCAACAGTACCCGTAAGTACACACGAACTAACAGTACCCTGTGGTGTAGCGTAGTCAGGGTCACCTAAGAGAAATGTACCCTGTGGACCCTTAAGACCTACTAGCATAGCCTTCCACCCAGCAGCTAGATCACGTCTTATTGATGGGATAGTAACTGAGGCTTCCCACCTCTGTCCACCATGTACGATAGTCTGTTGCTTATACGTGAAGGGAGACTGAGAGGTAGCTACAGCATTGACTGCACGTAATTCAATACTTTCAATCCCTATAGTCGTTGGT